GAACTGAAGTTCCGTTTGAACCAGTAGTACCTGATGTACCGCTTTCGCCTGAAGTTCCTGAAGTACCATTTATACCTGAAGTTCCATTTGAGCCTGTTGTACCAGAAGTACCTGATTCGCCTGAAGTTCCTGAAGTACCATTTTCACCTGAAGTACCATTTGAACCTGTTGTACCAGAAGTACCACTTTCGCCTGATGTACCTGATGTGCCATTTATTCCTGAAGTGCCTGAAGAACCATTAGAACCTGAAGTTCCTGATTCGCCTGATGTACCTAAAGTACCGCTTTCGCCTGAGGTACCACTTGTTCCTGTTGAACCACTTTCACCTGAAATTCCTGATGTACCTGTTGAACCATTTTCACCACTTGTACCTGAAGTACCTGTTGAACCTGATTCGCCTGATGTGCCAGAAGTGCCATTTGAACCACTTTTACCTGAAGTTCCTGAAGAACCATTTGAACCTGATTCGCCTGAAGTACCTGATGTACCAGTTGAACCACTTTCGCCTGAAGTACCAGATTCACCTGATGTACCTGAAGTACCATTTATACCTGAGGTACCATTTGAACCTGAAGTACCGCTTTCGCCTGATGTACCACTTGTACCATTTTCGCCTGAAGTTCCGTTAGAACCAGTTGAACCTGAAGTACCGCTTATTCCACTTGTACCTGATATTCCGTTTTCTCCTGAAGTACCATTAGAACCTGTAGTTCCTGAAGTGCCTGATTCGCCTGATATGCCAGAAGTGCCATTTTCGCCACTTGTTCCATGTGAACCTGTAGTTCCTGATGTACCTGAAATTCCTGAAGTACCTGATGTACCATTTTCACCACTTGTTCCGTTAGAACCTGTAGTTCCTGATGTACCACTTTCACCTGAAGTACCATTTTCACCTGAAGTGCCATTAGAACCTGTTGTACCTGAAGTACCTGATTCGCCTGAAATTCCTGATGTGCCGTTTTCGCCTGATGTACCGTTTGAACCAGTTGTACCAGAAGTTCCTGATATACCTGATGTGCCACTTAAACCATTTTCGCCTGAAGTGCCATTTGAACCTGTGGTTCCGGATGTGCCAGAAATGCCTGATGTACCTGATGTACTATTTTCACCAGAAGTGCCATTTGAACCTGTTGTACCTGAAGTACCACTTTCGCCTGAAGTGCCTGATGTACCGTTTTCGCCTGAAGTACCGTTTAAACCTGAAGTTCCTGATGTACCTGAAATACCTGATGTACCTGATGTTCCATTTTCACCTGAAGTACCTGATGTACCATTTTCACCTGAAGTGCCATTAGAACCAGTTGTACCTGATGTTCCACTTGTACCTGATGTACCGCTTGTACTACTTTCGCCACTTGTACCTGATGTACCTGTTAAACCTGAAGTACCATTAGTACCTGTTGTACCTGATGTTCCATTTTCTCCAGATGTTCCTGAAGTTCCTGTTAAACCTGAAGTACCTGATATACCTGACGTACCTGACGTACCGTTTTCACCTGAAGTTCCATTTGAACCAGCAGTTCCTGAAGTTCCTGATATACCTGATGTACCGTTTGAACCTGTAGTTCCTGAAGTACCGCTTTCGCCTGAGGTTCCTGAGGTACCATTTTCGCCTGAAGTTCCTGATGTGCCATTAATTCCTGAAGTACCAGAAGTACCATCAGCACCTGAAGTACCTGAAGTACCTGTAGCACCTGAAGTGCCATTAATACCGGATGTACCTGATGTACCACTTGAACCAGATATTCCTGAAGTACCGTTAGTTCCTGAAGAACCAGATGTTCCAGTTGTACCTGAAGTACCGGATGTACCATTTTCTCCACTTGTACCTGAAGTGCCATTAATACCTGATGTACCTGATGTACCGTTTACTCCTGAAGTGCCTGATGTTCCTGTTATGCCTGAAGTACCTGATTCACCTGAAGTACCTGATGTACCATTAGCACCTGAAGTGCCATTTGAACCAGTTGTACCTGATTCGCCTGATGTACCATTAATACCTGATGTACCGTTTGAACCATTAGAACCTGAAGTTCCTGAAATTCCTGAAGTACCTGATGTTCCGTTTTCGCCTGAAGTACCGTTAGTACCTGTTATACCTGAAGTACCGCTTATTCCACTAGTACCTGAAGTACCATTTTCACCATTCGTTCCGTTTGAACCTGTAGTTCCTGAAGTACCGCTTATTCCACTTGTACCTGATGTTCCGTTTTCACCTGAAGTTCCATTAGAACCAGTTGTACCAGAAGTTCCGCTTTCACCTGAAGTTCCTGATGTGCCGTTATTTCCTGAAGTGCCATTTGAACCAGTTGTACCTGATTCGCCTGATGTGCCATTTATTCCTGAAGTGCCATTTGAACCAGTTGTACCTGAAGTTCCTGATTCGCCTGAAGTTCCTGATGTGCCATTTATACCTGATGTACCATCATTACCTGTTGTACCTGAAGTGCCTGATGTTCCGTTTTCGCCTGAAGTTCCTGATATACCTGAAGTGCCATTAATACCTGAAGTGCCTGATGTGCCATTTTGTCCTGAGGTACCACTTGTACCTGAAGTACCTGATATACCTGCTGTACCTGAAGTTCCAGAAACACCACTTGTTCCTGAAGTTGTATTTACATATCCAAATTGGCCACTTATTGGGTTATAAGTTACAACATAATTTGTATTTAATTCAGGTAATCCTACTACAAAGAAAGGATTTGATCCTGAAATTACTAAAGATCCAGTAATTACAGCTGAACCTGAGAATGGAAATCCTGAGGTTGCTGAACTGGTTACAAATACAGTAACACCAGTTGTATCAAAAGATGATAGTTGAACTGAACCACTAAAGTTAATGTAGGGTACACTAGAACTTACTAGCGTACCATTTTGATATATATCAATAGTACCACTTCCATTATTGGGGTCTACATTATATACACCAACAGGAACTTGGTCAAGGAATCTAACTATGGCCATTATTTATTTTTAGGTTTTATCCATTATAAATATGACAAACTAAGGTATCAATCCGGTTCTTTTTTGATTTTCTAAAGATTTTAATGTTTCTTTTTCTGTAATAGTTCCATCCCCATTATCTTGACCTGTATATAGGGCATCGACTGAAGAAGCTTCGATTGAAAAAAGTACCTTTGTAATGTCTGTATATTTTTTTAATGAATTTATATCTTTTTGTAAAATTTCTGGAACGATATATCCATTTAATTTTATATTAAAAGTACTTCTTACAATACGTTCATCGTTATTAACTAATTCAGTTTGGAACCCAAATGAATCAATCATTGCTTTAAATTTGTATCGTTGAGGATCACCCCAATAAGCATCTGAAGCATATTCAATTGCTTCTACTATTTTATTTAATTGTTCTACATAATATGTAAAAGCAATACATGTATAAGTAATAGTAATATAATCCGGAATTACAGTTGCATAGAATTGTCTTTCAGGAGTTCTATTATTTAATACTTTAAAATTATCGTATGAATTTCTTGGATCATATTTTTTAGTAGAAACACTGTAATTATGAGGGTTATTAGCATCTAATTTATTACCTATACTTCTGTTTTTTTCTAATGAATCACGTTTAAACATGATTAAAGGAGCCATAATTTTACCATTTTGGTCTCTATAATAACCATCCTTTTGATATGATTTCCATTTTTCAGGAGAACCATAAATTACAGGAACAGGTAAACGCTGACCATTTTGTGTAACTGAAGGTTGTATTACATTTTCAAAATAATAAAATACAGCTTCATCAATATCTTGGATACCAATACTAAATGGTTTTACATTATCTCCTTTAAATGAAGTTTGTAATGCTCTACTAATAGGTTTAACATTAGGATCATCATAATTAGGATTACCAGCAGGAACATAAGTTGATTTATGTTGCTCAACACTAATTTCTCTTTGTGTTTTTGGAGTTGGTTTATTTAATCTAGTTTTAGCCATTACATTCTTGATAATATGATATTAACACGATCCGATGGTACATAATGACAATCACATCTTACTTCTACACTATAACCAAATTTATCTAAACCTGGGTTTAATGGATTATCTCCATCAGCATCATTATTAGGATATGAAGGATTTTTACCTGTAAAATATTGGGTATCATAAGTATTATCTATTTCCCAATATCCATTTTGATAATGAATAACATCACCTACTGCTGGTTGAAGATTAGCTCCATAATTTCCTGGAAGTGGGTTTAGGTTAGAACCAAAACTCATACTAATATTGTAATCTAAAGTAGGACTTAATAAATCATCCTTTAAAAATCTAAAAGTTATAGGCCAAGTAAAATCAACACCTAAATCACTTGTAGGAGATTCAGGAGATCCTAACTCTACTAAAGCAAATAATATAACAGGATCAGAAAATGTTCTTCCTTCTGATGCTTCCCCATACATGTTAACTGTTGTATTAGCTACATTATATTTGTAAAATATTACTTCTTGAGATATAATATTCCCCATCAACTCTCGGTTGACTTTTCGGAACATACTTATATCTCTTGCCTCACCGTATAATGCCATATTATCCTATAAAGATTGTCATTGGTACGTTATTAATTTCAGCAACTCTAGCTACAGATTCTGCTTGTCTTCTTTCAAGTAATGCTTGACGTGATGTTTGATCAAAATATTCTCTTAATCTTACAATTAATGCTTCTCTTTCTGTAGCAGCAGATGAAACTAAATTATCTCCATTTAATGTTACTTCTGATCCTGGAATTGGGATTGTTGAATATTTGTTTCTTACTAATCCTAAAGCATCTTTAGCTCTAGCTAAAGTATATTCAAAGATCCAACTTCTACCAATTGAATTAATTTTAGAATATGTTGGATTTACATAAGGTACATTTGATGTATTTGAAATTTTATTAGTACCATCTCCAAACGCTGAGTCTAGTCTATCTTGAATTTTAATAAAATCAAATACTAAATAAATTCCATAATCTAATCCACCTTCAAATCCATCTTCTCCAAAAGCACCAGTACCTGGTACAGGGAATACAGAAATAATATTATTTACAATATTAAATGTATAATTTGAAAGTGTTACTTGGTTCATCATTTCAATGGCCTGCATGTTTTGCATAGTAAAACTTGTAGGCATCATTAAATAAGTAGCAGAACCATATCCAAATCCATATAAACCAGCAGCAGGAACACCTCCTAAACCACCTTGTCCTGCTAATAAAGCAGGAGAATATAATTGATTGATTGCTGGAGGTGCTTGATAATATACATTTTTAATTTCAATTCCACCTACAATTCCTTCATCTTCAGCCCATTTTGATAAATCATAACGTTGTTGTCCTGGAATTAAAGGTAATCTGCCTTTTAGCCAGTTTATGTTACCACCTGCACCTGCTTCTTCACCATATTGTTGAGACAATCTAACAATATTAGCCATTGAAGGAGTAATAATATCATCATTAACATCAACAGATGTTGGAGCTCCTTCTAAAGTTAAATAGTTATCTCTAGTTTGAAAAGCATATAATTCGTTTCCATATATTGTTACAGCTTCTTCAAATCCAGCCCAAAAGTTAATATCTTGTAATTCTACGTTTTCAATAGGATATCCTAAACGCAACGCACAAAAGTTAGCTACTTTATTAGCATCTGATTGAAATTGTGAATCACTATCATAAAACCCAAAAGGGGTTGGAGGTGGCCATGTGCTAGGTGTAGCATAATAAGATGCTGATACTTGCGCAAATGAAGATGAACCAGGCCAAATTGGAATGTTTGCCATAATTTTTTATTAGGTTGTTACAATGTAATATTCTATACTCGCAGCACTACTTGATGGTTGAACTTTAACTGATTGAATATCACTAAAATTAAAGCTACTAGTATTAACACTTACACTTCCTGTCATTTTACTTGTAGATATCATATATGAACTACCAGTAGCAATTAAATAACTCATAGCTTCTGTTGAAGACGATACAATTAATTTAATTGGTGTAACAGTTGAATTATTAGTTATTCTAACATATTGAATACTACTAGTTACAAATGTTCCAGCACCTGGTACTGAATCCATTGAAAATAATGTTGTAACTGAACCAGTTGGGACGCTAAGGATTCTATTATCTACGTAATTAATATTATTAATTGTTTGAGTAACAGAAGATCCTACATTGTCTCCGTTTAATGTTAAAATCTCAAATATTTGGGAAGTGAAAGTTGCCATGCTTTTTAATTATAAATATTGAAAAGCTATGTTTCATTCCTATCTTTTAGAACTTCCTGTAGTACCCGAATTTCCTAAACTTAAACCTTGCTCATATGCATCATTATATAGATTAATTAAATCTTCTACAATAGGATCTCTATGATTTTGTTTTAAAGATATTGCCTCTAAGTTTTTAACTTTTTTAGAAGCTGAATATAAGAATTTAAATCCAGAATCGCGTTTTTGTTTTAAATCTACCTGGTTATCGTCTCCACAAATGATCATTTTTGATCCTTTACCAATACGGGTAACGATCATTTCCATTTGTTCGTGAGTAACGTTTTGAGCTTCATCTACAATTACTACAGAGTTTACAAATGTTCTACCTCTCATAAATGAAACAGGTACAATTTCTATAAAACCATCGTTTATGTATTTTTCTACTTTTTCTTTATCATAAAGTAAATACATGTTTTGATAAATTGGTTGAACCCAAGGATCCATTTTTTCACGTAAATCACCTGGTAGGAATCCAATTTCTTCTTTAGATACTGTTGGTCTAGTGATAATCACTTTATCAACATCTCTCATAAACAATTTTTCTAGACCAATTTGACAAGCTAATAGCGTTTTACCGCTACCAGCAGAACCTGCTAGTAGGGTAATTGTACTATCTAATATTTTTGCTTTGGCTTGTTTTTGCTCTTCGTTTAATTGAATTTTAAATTTAATTGGGTTTTTAGGTTTTCTTTTTTCTTTGAAGATATCATCTTCGTGGTGATTTGGTTGATTCATAATTTTTAAAATTAATTTTAACTAACTTGTCTAAACCAGCATTAACATGCATATGGTCATCTAAAACAAGGTCAAAATCGAATCGTTCATCCAATGGAAGTACTAAATCGACTTGTGACCCCCATCTAATTAAAGAAAATCTCTCATTTTGAGCAAATATATCATATTGTGAATTTGTGAAAGGAGCAATTACGTTTACATCCTCATCAGCTATCTGTATCAGATAATAAGTATAATCTAATGATGGAGAATAAACTTTATTCCACATACGTTCATTATACTTAAGATAATCCATATTATTAGGATTAATAACTTTATTTAGGATATCTTTTTCCACTGCTAACATCGGTTTATTAGTCGATTGTATAGCGTCTAGTGGTTTATATGTTAACACACCTCCATAGGGTATGCGGTTGATGTGAACGTCGTAAAATGACATAAATATACCGATAACTAACGACGGTTTATTATAGTCCTCATCGCCAACTACATCCTGAAGAGTATAATTCATACCCTTAATTTCAACTACAGGTTCTTTAGGATCCTTAATGAATTTTTGGTATAAAATAGTTCCATCAGCTGGTGAATAGAAATGTTCATGATCAATATGGTTTGGGCGGATTGGGTCTCTAAAGAAAAATGTATTAGATAATTCCCCAACAGGCATTTTTTGAAGTTGTTTAACTTCTCCATTTAGCCATTCTGTTAAAGTTTGAGCCATTATAGTAAAGTTTTATAATGGTCAACTCTATTCAAATGCATCATCATACAAGATAACATAGCACCTGATTTCATAAATTCTGATAGATTAAAAATAACAGGTTCCATTCCAGCATCACCACAAATCTTTTCTAATGTTTCTAATTTATGTTTTTCACCAGCATAGTATTCATGTGATTTTTTCATTTCTGAAATGTTTGAAGCACATAAAATCATGTTACCCATTCTTACAGAATTTGTTAATCCACCTAAAGCATCATCAACATCAATATCAATAATTTCCGTATGTTTTTCTAACATCTTAATTTCATCTTCATCATACAATTCCGTACAAATTAATGTTTGATCTTGGTTTAATGCAAATATAGAACAATCTAAATGATACAAATATTCATCAACCATAGCTACTTTAAGAATATCCATACCGTAATTTTCTTCCATCCATTCATATGTTTTAATGTTTGAACGGATACCGTATCCACCAATATAAACGTTATCATAAAGATATTTTAAATCAGCTTCACCTTCCCATTTGTATGGAGAGATTGCTGTTTTATAACCCATTTGATTAAAGAATTTTTCACCTACTTGTTCTTCGCCTTTGCGAGGATCCGAGGTAAAGTTCGATAAGATAATGTGGTTTTCATCCTTAATATGTGGTAAATAAATACCTAAATTAGCAACGTACACCTGATCCTGGAAGTTGCCTTCTGATGGTAGTAAATACGTTAAAGAACCGCCTGCAACAAAGTTATACAAATCCATAAATTGTTTGTAAGCTTTAGGACGGTTAATAGCTAATTCTTCGTCTGTTAATTCTTGCATCCAAATGTTATTTGGATCTGAAGTAGACAAAGAGAATGGGAAGTTCATTACATAACTCTGTAAAGGTAACTGACTTGGGGTTTCTTTCATTTGTAACTAATTAATTGTTATTTACTATACATATTATATAGACCTATACTAGTACAGAAAGAACAAAAAAAAGCCCCGATTTCTCGGGGCTTCTTTAAGTTATGTTATCTCTAAATTAGATAGTATTTAATCCACTGATGTAGATTTTACCATAGAATTCAGGACGTAACATTTTCTTAGCGTAACGAGTTAATAAACCTTTACGAGGTGTAAATGTTTCTGGATCGTACACTAATGGAGTCATGATTAACGGAATGTATGGAGCAAACACAGCACCTGTTTCCAAGAATTGTGAACCTCTGTAACCCATTAAAATCAAGTTTTCAGTCATGTAAGGATTTTTGTAAACCTTGTAGCGACCGTTAACTGTACCGATTTTCTGTACACCGAAAGCGTATTCCATTTGATCAGCTTCGCCATTTGAAGTAGAAGCGAATCCTGGGATTGATTCCAAGATAGTTGCTACTGTTGGAGAAGTAACTAAGAAATTAGCGCCTCCACGTAAAGTCAATTGATGGATCTTGTTAGATACTTTTTGGATTTTAGTACCTAATGTTTGGAACCATTGACCTTGTGTGTTGTAGAAACCTGAAGCTTGAGTAGCGAAAGCACCATTTGCGTAAACAGTGTTGTTAATAGCTGACCAGTATTCAGTATCAGCAGCTGCATCTTCGATTAACATATCTAAGATTTCTAAATCAATTTCCATTGAAATGTACTCGCTCATGATGTTAGTCAATTCAGCTTCTGCATCGATGTTTTGGTAAGCAGCTAAATCTTGCGCAAATTCAGGTGTCCATACTGCTTTTAACTTTTTAGTTTTAGCAGAGATTGGTTGTGATTGCATTCTAACATTGATCTCAGGGATAACGATTTGAGTAGTGTTAGAGTAGTTAGCAGGTACTGAGAAAGAACCTGAAGCTTCGAAATCACCACGACCTGATTGGTTACCACCTACAGCAGATGCTTCGTTGTTACCTGAAGTAACGTTGATACCATCTTGTGAAGTTGATTTTTCATAAAATACAACTGCTGAACCTGATGTTGCTGCATAAGTTGCAGAAGCAGTAAAGAAGAATGAAATTGTACCAGCTGTGTAGTTGTAAGTAGTGAAAGCAGGTAATAAGTTAGCTGGGTTTAATACACCACCATCTAAAGTACCTGAAACTACGAAACCACGAACTGCATCCTGATCAAATGAAGGGATGTACAATGAAGCTGTAGTTAAAGTAAATTTAGCAATTTGACCATTAACGATTGATTGTGAGTAATCAGAATCAAAGTTTAATTCAGCCCATGTAGCATCTACAATAGAAGCTGTACTAGCAGCTACAGTAACAGCAGCACCGTTAGCTGAACTTGTTACAGGAACAGCTGAACTTGTAAATTGGTTAGTTGCGTAAGTGAAACGACCTTCTGGTCCACCATATAAACCACCTACAGCAGCTGGAGTAGAGAATGGGAATTGAGAAGCTGTGTTTCTGTTACCATACAATGATTGACCTTGAGTAAATGGAGTCTTAGAGTTACCATATTGGAAATCTAAGAAGAACACTAGTCCTGAAGGCATGTTCATAGGTTGAACTGAAACGAATTCTTTAGCTACGATAGTACCGAATACTTTTCTTACTAAAGGTAACGCGATACCAGCCCAGTTCTCACCTTGTCCACCTGAAGTGAATGAAGAGTTAGAAGAGATAGTATTGTTTTCAGTTACTAATTGTTTAGCTTGGTTTTCTAACATGATTGACATGTTATTTTTGTCAAGCTCGGTTAAGCCTTCTAAAAGGCCTGTTTTAGCCCATTTTCCGGCTAATTTAGCAGCATCAGATTGGAGATTTTTCCAAGATCCAGCTGCCGATTCGAGTAATTGATTTACTTGTGACATTTTTTTAAGTTGTTTTTTTAGTTGTTGTTAAAATTATTTTGTAATTCCTGCCAATGTTTGCCATCTAGCAAATTGGTTATTTACTTCAAGAATTGGTTTCTTTGTTGGAGCAATACCTGCTACTTTAGAAGCACCACCAATCATTGATTCGTTAACAGATGATTTCTTTTCATTTAATCCTTCTGATAATGTTTCGAATACTAATTTAGCTTCTTTAGTAGTAGCTGCTTTATCAAATGCTGCCAATACCTTTACTTTTTGTGATTCGGTTAAGTTTTTAGCTCTAAAGATTTTGTTAGTGTAAAGTAACTTAGCGTTTAACAAATTAACTTCATTTAAATCAGTTTTAACGGTTTCAAGAGCAGCATAAGCTTCTTTTAACTCTTCTTCCATTTTTTCAACTTTTTTCTTGTAGTCTTCAACGCCTTCTTCTTCTGCAGTATCTTTTTTAATTTTACCACGTTTAGCAGCAGGAACGTCTCCTTTATTTCCACCGTACTTTTTCTTTTCGTTTAATCCAGACATTAACTCGTTCATTAATTCGTTAATACTGATTTCTTCTTCACTAGATTCTTCTTCTTCACCTTCTTCTTCACCTTCTTCATTTTCCATACCTTCATGGCCACCTTCTAGTTCCCCAGCAGATACCATGTCAGCGATTACTCCTTCAATGAATGATTTAAGATCATCTTCAGACATGTTTTCGATATCGATTTCTTCATCTTCTGAATCTTCAACACCGTCTGCATCTTCGTCTTTGTAATCTTCTTCTTCTTCTACCATGTCTGGGGATTTAGGTAAGTTACCTGCACCTCCAGGATTGTTAATAAGATCTTCTTCTTCATTCATTGTTTCTTTTTGAATAGTTTCCATGGATTCATTTTCCATTTCATCTAATTCTCTAAGAAGTTCTTCCAAGTCCATTTCATCTACGCCTGTGATTTCATCAGCTTCTTCCATTTTATTGTAATCAGCTTCTTCCATTTTTTCACCAGCTTTCTTTCCTTTTTCGTACTCGTAGCTGTCTACTTCACCGCGTTCTTTACGACTTTCTTCTTTCATTGTGTTCACCATTTCTGTTTCATCCTCTTCCTCTAATTGTGAAATTTTTCTAGCGAATTTTTCTTGCATCATAGGGGTAAAGGCTTCTTCAAGAGCGGCTTTTGCATTTGCTATAGCAGTTTCTTTAACAGCTTTAGCATCTGCGATTGCTTCTTTAAGCAAATCTCTGTTGTTTGTCATTTGTCCTCAAATTTAATTGTTGTTGGAAATACGCTTATTGTTGACGATTGTCGAAGCGTAATAAGTTATGTTAACTTGATGCGATATAAGATCGCATATTATGCCGATACATATATCAAGATTCTTTAAAGTCGCCAGTTGCGCAAAAGAAAAAAGAAACCCCTACATTTCTGTAGGGGTCTATCCAAGAAGCCTATTCTTGGAGGGGCATTTGCCTAAGGTAGCAGGCGTCTTAAATTATCGGGCATGTACCATTAGCACATAAAATTTCCGATAATAATATGTTTACTTTTGAATATGGGTTTTCTTTAGGATTTTCTAGACCTTCTCTAACTAAATTCATATATGAACCTGGGTTTGATGGGGTTGAAACAAAATCCCAACATAATAATTCAAAATCGTCTTGTACCTCTAGTGTACCTTCATTCATTTCTTTTAATGAACCCATACCACGAGATGATACACCTACCATAACGTTATTATCTATAAGTGCCTTTAAAATATTACCTGATACTGTTGGTAAAATTTCTAATTTACCCATTACTTTATCACCATCCCACCAAATTTCTCTAATGATATGAGATACGTTTTTTAGGTTAATAATTGTAGAATCAGGGTGATCTAATTCACCTGTTGCTCTATTTTCTTTAACAACTTCTTGGTATCTATCAATTTCTTTATCCCAAATTTCTCTAGGATAATATCTACCATTCCCGTTTTTTACTTCAGCTGTAGCAAGTATTCCTTGAACCATAGGATTACCAGAAGGTGCTTTTAAACCTTCAGTTAAACTTATTGGTGATACAGAAAACGGGATTGTTTCTATTAATACTTGTTTCATATTAGTAATTCATTATATCATTATCCTCACCAATTATTTCTTCTTCTTTAGCTTTACCTGTCATCTTTTCATAGATTTTTTGAGTTTTAGCTTTATGTTTTTCAAGTTCCTTAATTTCTTTATTAAGAGTTTTAACCATAGCTGGGTCAATCATATCTACTAAATCTTCTGATTCGGCAAATACTAATTTTGCTTTACGTTTTTCAATAGCTTCACCAATAGCATTTAACTTTGCTTCTAAAGCAATTGCTTGAGATGATTTTTCTACTTCTTTCATTTCAACAGCAACAGGAACACGTTTAGCTTCATTTAAACCTTCTTTAACAGTTTTAGCTTTAGGTATATCACCATATCCTGA